GTGCAGTCTTAGCGCCTTCTTGCAATACCCCAATGTCTTTTCCAGCTCGTTTTACATTAACATCTTGAACAAGGCCAGCAGAGCCAGAGAATCCTGATACGCCACCAGAAAATCCTTTAGCCGCAGCCGCAGCATTTGTTTGCAATAGTCTATCTAATACTGTATTAGCTTGCTGTTCATATTGTAACGCATCACGCTCTGCTTTTAATTTAGCTTGTTGAGCTTGAAGCTCATACATCTGAGATTGTTGTTTACCTTGTTGAATAGAGCCAACAGCAGACAACAAAGATGAGCCTGCTGCGATATATGGCGCTGCTGTGGATACTGCTGCTGTTACTGCTGCCCATGTCATAATTAAGTTCCTTGGTGAACCGCAACTTTATATTCCATCCCAAGCAAAGTAAACTTGAGTGGATATGTTTGTGTAATTGTAATCTTAGCTTCGTTGCTATAGCCAAGAATACCGTTTAATGTTTTAGTGCCAGTAAACTCAGGTACATCATTATCTAATATATTAGCAGTATCAAACGACCTAAATGGAACTTCAATACCATTAATTTTCATGTGCTGAGTTTCTAACACTAGCGCATTAACTTCTACAATGCGTTTCTTAAAGCCTACTCTTGTACCAGTTTGTAGTTTAATATCTACTGGCATTGTCCTAGCTTCAATACTAATTGGCAAACCTACCTCATAACTCGTAGTAGATGCTCTAGGAAGCGTTACAGAGCCACCAGACGCGACAACTCTGTCAGCTTGAACCAAACCATCAAGAAGAAGATTAACTGTCTTAGCGGCTAAATGTGAAGCTGTTAATGATGATATTGCTCCGCCTGTTTTAGCACAATCAGTTAATAGACCATGCTCAAACTTTTCTACATAGTATTGAACTGTGCCATCAATCGTGCGTTTAACTACAGTATAAATGTCAGTAATGTCTACGCCAACATCTAAGAACTCGCCACCGCTTGTAATAAACTCTGATGGGGCAATAACGTTTTCTACTCTGAGTAATGAGTATGCAGCCATTGTGCCATCTGTAGCATTGACAATAAGCAATAAGTCATTCTCATCCGTATCAACTGCTTTACGCAATGCCATACGCTTAGGCGCTTTAAGCAAATGCCCTGATAGTAATGAAATCTTGCTAGTAATGTATGTAAGTTGCGTATCGCTAAATGATACTTCGCTGAGTGATTTGCCTTGACGTTGCACAAATAATGTACCAGCGTCTAGCAATTGAACGCGAACACCTGGCTTAGTGCCATTACGTCCTGCCGTGTTTACAAAGAACGTTGCTGGAGTAATAGGCTCAAGGCCTTGTTGTGGCACATAGAACTCACCGCCAGTAGTAAAGATTTGCAAGTCACGACCAGAGATAATATCTGTAATCGCGTTAAATGTATTGGTGTCTAGTGTTGCCTCTACTGCATCATCCGCAAAACCTTCTGACGCTTCAAAGTCAAAGAACTGACCTACACGACTACCCCAAATAGTAGATGGTCTAGTCTTACTACCACCAAAGTACAAGCGACCTTGATGGAATGTAACTGTGCGAGGATAGCCTTTAGTGCTTGACCATACAGATTCATAACCACTTTCAATTTCCCAGCTTCCGTTAGCTACTGCTGATGTATTAAAAAATGGAAACTCAGTCACAGCATTAACTACTGTGGTACTTACAAATTGTACAATCTTAGCTCTGCCTTGTGGCGAAACGTTAATGTATTGACCTACATGGCCTGAGTTAAATACAGCAGAAGAAGCCGTAAGTGTAACTTTACCAGTTACAGCAGATGGGGTTAATGTTCCTGCTGGATTGGTATATGCCAATGTAAAAGCATACTTGGCTACACTATCAAATGTAATTGTTGTTGCTGTCCATGACGCATCATCTGCGCCTCGCACAATTTTTACTGGGGCTAAGTCTTGATGAACGGCAATTAATGTGTCAGCAGATTGCGTCCAGCACAATTCGTTTAACATAGCCGACGTAATAGTTGTTGTTAAGTAAGGATTGCCTGAGCCATTAATGTTAGTAACTAATGCGCCAGCCTTAAAAACATACATGCGATTATGCGTAAAGCAAAGCATGTAACTATCAGATGTAGAGAACTCAAATGGTACTAAACGAACGCCATTGCCAGCAGACTCTGTGCTTGTATTAGGCAATGCAGTAATGTAGCGCGTACCACTACGACGAGTAATCCCACCTTGAGGCTGACATACTACATTGGTTGCTTTTTCTAATGCGTTGCCGTATGACTTTAAATCATTACGTGCGCGGATAAGAGGGTCTAGCTCACCAGCCGTGAAGTTCGTTTGCATTGTAACAAAACGAGCCATTTACTATCCTCTTACAGAAATTAGTGAGAAGTCTTTAATGCTATTTGCTGGCTGATTCTGACCATCAATGTTCATAGCTGTACGCATATAACCACCACGACCATTCTCACCAGGAGAACCAACAGCTACGCTTTGCCAATATGCAGCCTTTTCTGTTTGGTCAGTAATAGGAATAGAGATATGCCATGCTACTAAGTATTTAAGAAGCTGAATAAACCATACAGGCATCTCAGTCTCAGGCGTGTAGTATTGATAATCAACATACACGATTGTTTCATTGGTAAGTAACTTTGACCCCATGATACGATAGTTTACCATTGGCATTTCATTTAAGCCATTAGATGAGTATACAGCGCGTGGTGCGCCAAGCCTGTCAGCAGGCAATTGATACTCATACTTGTATTCGTTTGTTGGGGTAGTTACTAATTGCGCGAGTTGCGTCTTTTTAAATGAGAAACTCCAAGGGTAAATCATTAGAGCTTGGTCACGAATGTCTGGGTATAGGCGGTCACAAATAGAGGCTTCGTCTGTGCCTTCGGTAAAAGATGAGATTGGCTTTGCCCCTAGCATTAGCAATGCGTCAGAACAGATTGATACTCCAGAATCACCAGATGCCATATTATCCTCTACATATAATAAAAGCTACCCCACCTTTTGAGCAGGGTAGCTAGTTTCTTACTTATTAATCACCATCAGTATTAGCTAGTGTTGTACCATCGTTTACGTCAACAACGCCAGAAGCGTTAGAAAGAACATAAACTAAAGTAGCAACAGCAGTAGAGCCTGTTGATGTTACGCAATAAATCAAATCGCCTACGCTTAATGTAGTAGAAAGAGTGTTGAAGTAACCAGATGTATTAACATCAGCGATTGCATCAGCAGTCTTGTACGCATAAATTGCAGGTGAATTGCCAGCTTTAGAAGCTGCTACGGTTGAAAAACCAGTTGCTGAATAAGCCATTATCTATTCTCCTCTTAAGATTCGCGAGCAACAATAGACACAATACCTTCTGCGTCGATAGTAGTTGCGCCAGCAGAGAACATAGATGCAACCAAGAATGATGTTTTTTCTGGTACATAGTTGATTTCTGTTTTTGGAGCAATACCTTCGCCATAGCCGATTGCATCTTTGTGGAACGCAAAACATGTACGGTCAAGTGAGCTATCAATTGCCAAGCCACCCTCTGTGCGGTCACCTAATACATGGAATTGGAAGCCCAAGAATGTATTTAGTTCACCGTTTACTAATGCTTTAACTGTGTTAAAGTCAGAAGATGTTACAGCAGTTTCAGCTAACAATGATTGCAAGCCATTTGAGTGAATAACAATGTGACGGTCTGTAGGTGGAACGTTGTTTTTGTCCATCAAGCCTTTAGCTTGACGAAGTTTAGCTACGTTCATGTTAGTATCAGTACCACCAATATCATTGCTAACTGTTAATGATGTGCTTGAGTTAGCCAATGCGCTTAAGATAAGTTGGTCTTGACGACGACCAATAGCATTACCTAGCACTTGAACAAGCTCTGAACGCTCATCAAAGTTTACTTTTTGTTGTGAGAAAATATCGCTATATTCAGCAGCAATCCAATCTTCCAATGTTAAAGTTACGTTAGAAAAACCAACGTTTAATGGTGTAACATCTGTTTGACCAATGCGAGGTGTAGCAACGCCACGACCTACTTTTGGAAATTTAACTGTAGAACCTTCAACCCCACGACGCTGACGTACAGCACCTACCAACATTGCTTTGCCTTGGTATGCTTGTTTAACTTCTGCGTCAAAGAGGGTTACAAATGCGTTTGACAATGCAATACTCATTTTGTATCTCCTAATAACGAATTAATAAAAAAGTTTTGTGCTGTGGTGTGCCGTCGGATAACGGGCCGTTGCTTGCTATTTACGTCAGCCATTCGCAAGATTACTTGAATTACGGGTCACGATGTGATATGCCGTATGCGCTTTATACCATAACTGATAAATAAATACAATAGACTTTACATGTTTAATTAAAAATATTTATTAGACAGGCAAAAAAATACCCACCGAAGTGGGTAAAGTCCTATCGGAGATTATGCTCAACCAAATGCTTGGTTAAACATACGTTCTACTTTAGCACGATAAGCTGGGTCTGTCTTGTATTTAGGGTCTCCAACCATGCCCATCAATTCATCTTTAGATGGTGCGCCATCAACAGGAGCTGATTGCGTAGGAATACGACCTTCATAAGACTCGCGAAGTTTCATTAGAGCTTTAATACCATTGGCTGTACCGCCCATGATTTTAAATTCCTCAAAGTCATCCTTGCCCCAAATGCCTTTGTTTACTAAGCCTGCACCCCATTCTGTCATGCCTTTAATGATGGAGTCTGCATTAGCGCCTAGGGCTTTCTTCTCAGCGGCAGCATCAAACTTAACTTGCTGTACTTGTTCTCCGCCTATCTCGACAACTTTACTTACTAGCGCATCAAGAGCAACTTGGCTTACACCATACTCTTTAGCCCAGCCAGCAACGTGTTGACGAACAGGGTCATCTTCTGGCGTATTGCCAAATGCAGAGAAATCATAGTTGCCATCTTCTGGCGCTTTATGTTTACCTTGGCTAATCTGCTTACGCAAATCTGTCCATGATTTTGCAATTGCCTCAAGGTCAGGCTCTGCATCATCTTTCTTCCAAAAATTCTCAGGCCACCAATCTGGTCGCTCAAGAGGGCTGTCATCCTCTGGCTCTTGTAGATGGCTAATTTCTGTTTTGTTTGTATCTACTTCTTGCTGATTTTCGTATGAAGCATTGTCCAATAAGCCTTCGCTGACTTGTTCCTCAGCTTGGGGTTGGTTTGTTTCTTCAATCATTTAATTTCCTTTGCTTGTTTTATGCGATATTCCAAATCCCGTACAACGCTACATTGACCCTCACGATAAAATGCAAAGCTAGGGTCAGCTCCTGGTACGGCTACAGGATGCTCTAGTATGGTTTGGCGTAGCCATTCCATTAATTTCTTGCCATCTTCGTTAGAAGCTAACACTCGGTGGCATAGTTTGCTTAAATCTTCACGCGCTTGCTCAACATCACGGATGTCTGTTTGCTGTGAGTCTAAGCCTTCCCATCCTTCTAATTGCATTATTCAAACTCCTCATCAGCCATTTTGAATGGCGACTTGCCCATCTTTATTCTCATGTTGGCATGCTCAACAGCTTTCTGAATAATAGCCTCTGGCATGTTTTTCATAAATGATTTGCTTTCAACTGGAGTCTCTAAAAGATATTTAAGC